CTTGTGACTGGCCATTATCTGTGCAATCTATAGTAACACTAGAAGAAGCTACTCCCGTATATCCTCCAAGATTTCCTGTTTCAGTACCAGCCTGAGTAATTACATCTCCAGCAGCAACTGTTCCTCCCCATACACTCATATCTGCTCCTCCACAATGACCTGTTCCCGCTCCACCACTATCACAAGCGTTATTAAATATACCTGTAAATGATGTGGTCGCCCAATCTACCCATCTTTCACTTGTACAAGCTGTATGATATACTTTTTTTATTTTATGTCCCTCTAATCCTAATTGAGGATTATCTAAATTATATTTTTGTGTATTTATCCAATCTGTAACAGAAGTATACGATTGTTTTACTGATGGAAGATCTAAAGAAGTCGTATCGTAATAAACATATATTACAAGTTCTTCAGCATTTGACGTTGTAATTTCAGAAGGAAATTCCCATCCATTTGGATCACAAGTTTCTATTCTTTCTATAGCTCTTTGTCCTGCAAATGACATAACGTCTGGCACTTGGTCTATTCTACCTTGATCGCATTCAGCTTCTACTACAGGAGCTACTAAAATTTGTAAACAATTAGGATGTATTTTTCTACCATTACTAGTATACTTTTGTAATAAAGTACCTCTATAATAATTTACCCAATGTCTAATTTGATTTATAGATAAAGTATCATCATCACTAGACCTACCACTTCTAGCTATATTTAATATATTATATGCTATTTCATTTAATGTAGCCATTATATTTTGTTTTTATTTTCTTCGTACGCTTGAGTTTGATATGATGGATCTTTTATACTTCCCATTAGTTTCCTAACAGTTATATTAACAACGTCCTCATGTGTATGATCAGGTAGACTTGCTATATTATCAGAAGTTTCGTCCCAAGATAAGTATGTTAAGATATGATTAGATATGGTATTAGCGCTTCCTTTATATATTTTTATTCTATTATCTTCAATAACTCCTACTACATTTGTTGGAGATGGACGATTAAAAGGATCTTTTTTAATAGCTAAATAATCATCTACTTGTAATATTTTTACATATTCAGTTCGAGTACCTACTGTTATTTCAAAAGATAAAAAATGCCTATAATCCGTCAAAGATGATATATCAAATTGATCTGGAATAGTTTGAGTTAAAGACGATGTTGTTGTTACAAGAGTTCGTAAATTATCTCTAGTAGCTTGATTTACTTCAAACTTCTTATAGTTTTCATTTATAAATTCTTTTATACCTAACTCTAGAAATAAAGTTATTTCAGCGTCGGTATAATATGGAGACTCTGCTTTATCCAGTAATAATCTCGCAAGAGTTATAGCTGTAGCAGTAGTTAAATTGGCCATTATTCATTTTCATTTAGGATTTCACTCAATTTTGAATTTCCTCCCTTTACTTCTTCTTTGATTTCTGGTTTAACTTTTTCTTCTTTTGGTTTAGATCCATCTCTTAAATCTTGTTTAATTAAAGCAAACACATCTGGATTATCTTTGAACCATGCAATTGCTTGATCAACAGACAAACCTAATGTATTAGATCCATGCTTCCATACTCCATTAACAAAATTAATATGTTTAGAGTCTGTAGCATCTTTCATAAAGATTTTATAATCTTTTTCTTCATCATTATATATATCTAAAAATTTAGACGGATTAGAACTAGCTGTTTGAATTACTTTAGCTTTTAATAAATGATCATCAAAATCTAAACTAATACCTAATAGTCTAGCTATATCTCTGTATTCTTTTGTATTTAATTGAGAAGCTACTACAACCGCGTCAGCAGTTTTGATAGCGTCTTCTGCATTTTTCTCTTCATTAGCTCTTAAGTCTTCTACTGCAAATTTACCTCCTGTTACTAATGGATGATCTTTTAAAAACTCATAAACTCTTTTACTGTCTTCATTTGTAATGTCTAATGATAAAACAGCTTGTGTCATTTCATAACCTGTAAGTTTAATCCCATTAGGATCTACAAGTTCTTGTATTACACCTCTTTCATTTTTGTAAGTACCAAACTTTACATAGTTAAACTTTTCTGGATTTGTTGATTTAATCAATACGATATGTCTCATTTTTTTTAATTTAAATTAATACTTTCTTAATTGGTTACACTACCACCTTTTTTATATTTCTTTACTTTTCCATTTTCATACCAAGTTTTATTTTGTGATGTTTTAACCCATTTAAAACCTGATTGACCTCCTATATGAAAACGTTTTTCTTCTATTTCTTTCTCTTGTCTAGTAGTTTCTACTACCTTTCCTAACTTAGGATCGTATGCGAATGTTCTCTTCATAATGCAAATATAAGGATTTGAGGGGGACTTAGCCCCCTCTTAATCCAAAAATTAATTATTAAACACCAGTAGCTAATGTTACGTTGGCAGTACCAATAGCAGTTGTATTATAACCACTAATATGCCAATTAGCACCATCACAAAGGATACTCCATCTTAATCCTTCAACATCTTGACCAACGTTTGCGTCAACCGTTAATGTAGAGGCAGTACCAGGAATATCTAACAACGTACTGTTAGCAGCTCCACGAATTTGATATCCGTAGAAATCTTCACCAGCAGCATCTGTTTTTAATATGAAATCTGCATCATCATCACAATCTACTAAAAAGCAAAAGTCATAGTATACACCAGCAGAACTAGCAGCAGAAGGTAATGTTATAGTAACATTATTATCTACTGTAGCCATATTCACCGTATATAAAGTTCCAGACTCTGCAGTTAAAAGTGTTCTTGTAACAGCAGCAGCGTTAGTAATTGCATCTACAGGTCTCGCTACATACATCTTTGGAGTGAAGATTGCTTGTTCTCCAGCACCTAATGAAGCTTTCGTTGAATCCATTTCAAAGAAGCCATTTACTGCTGTTCTTAATTTGTTAAAACTAAATTTTAAAGCCATTTTATTATTTGTTTTTGTAGTATTAGGGGGTTTTAATTTTTACCCCCCTTTACCAAGTTATTATTTGAGGTATTCATGCGCATAGGCAATCTATTCACAAATACCAGTTACTTATTATACAACAGCAGGAGAAATGTCTGTAATACCACTTTGGAAATTAGCGTCAACAAGCATCGTTTGACCATTTCTTAAAGTGTTAGCTACATGAACTATTCTGTCCGCTATTTTTGCCTCATCGCCAGCAGTACACGTGATAGTAACAGTATCGTCAGTACCACCATCTGCACCTCTACCAGCACAATAAACTACTACAGATGTACTTGCAGTGTCTATATATTTAATGCCGTCAACCTCTACATATAAAAATGTAGACGCTACATTAGCGCTTGAAGCGACATCTTGAAATTTAATATATTTTGCCATTTTTTTTGATTTTTTAAGTTAAGTCAAAAAAGGGGAAGGTTAATCCCCCTGTTAAGACAATTAAGTTATTTATTAAGCTACAGAAAGAATACCACAAGATAGTGGGTTTCTAACTACAATACCAGACTCAGACATAATATGACATTCAAACTTATCGTCTGCGTTAGCAGCCATCATAGAGTTTTTGTCATAAGGATTAATCATACCAGCAACATACTTCTTAACGAAGCTTCTATTCATACCCTCAGCACCTTTAGTAATCAAATCGATATTAGAAATACCGTTAGTTTTACCAAAGTCAAGGAATACCATTTTAGAAGACTCTTTAAGTCTGTTACCACCGAAAGGATTAGTTCCACTAGATCCTGAATGAATATTAGAATCGTCAAATACAGGACAGTAAGCAACAGTAATTTTGTTACCTAACGCACTATAAGAAGCGAAATTAGCTCCTAAATGAACGTCACCTTTTACACCTTTCATAGAACCACCAGTCATTGCACCAGAAGGAGCAACAATAAGATCTTTCATAGCTTTATGGAAAGCGATTCTTCCTTCAGTACCAGTGAATACAACCCACTCGTTACCTTCAGAAGCAGTAGCGTTAAGAGATAATTTACCAATAAACTCAGTAAGAATATCTTCAGTTAAAGAACCAGCAGAATAAGTAGCTTGGTTAGAAGAATCAATTTGAGCTAATAAACCATCACCAGTAATAATGCTAGCAGCAGATGTTCCAGAAGTACCAATAGCATTAGAAGTGTTAGCAGTAGCATAAGAAGTAGGAGAGTTACTCACAGTTCTTTTACCATACCATCTTTGTAATTCTTGTTGGTACATAAATTCATCCATTAACATTTGTTCTCTTGTAAAGTACCATAGTCTGTGACCATTGTTTTCAATCCAAGTAACGTCAGTTGCGTCTTTACCAGTTACAGAACATTTCTTTCTCATTGTAGTAAGATAGTTCTTATGTGTGCTTGGTAATACGTAGTTTTCACCTACATCAGCTCCATCAGAACCGTAAGGGAAAGCAGAACCAATTGAAGCCACAATAGCTCCAGCAGCTACATCAGCATCTGTTAAAACTTGACCACCTGTAGGTATAATCATTTGTACCTTAATTTGGTAATCAGTTGCAGCTCCAGAAGCTGTTGTGTTTAAAATAGGATCTTCCAAAACTAAAGCAGTTGCTCCAGATTGAAATCTCACCATATCGAACTTATTTAAAAAGTTTCCTGTATATCCAGAAGTAGTATTATCTCCTAAAAGATATACTACAGTTCCATCTGAACCACCATTAGCTGTAGCTGTTAAAGCTCCAGTTTGTGTTGCAGAACTACCTCCGATCATATACGTAGGAGCATTATATCTCCCTAAAACTTTCCATTCAAAGGAGTTGTCTCCTAATACTTTTTCTGTTGCGTATCTACCAGTTCTATCTAGTAAATATGTAGCAGAATATCTTGGGTACTGCTTGATAAGTGTTTTAGCTATCTCAGGGTACTGCATTAAAGCTGTGTTTAATGAGTTCTCTGGAGTAGTTCCACTACCAAACGCACCGCCATAAATTGATGCCATTTTTTTATTTATTTAAAATTATACAATAGATTAGCCTCGTGCTAATCACTAAAAAATACAAGCTAACAAAATTTTAAATCAAATGGCTTTGCCAACAGACTTTATTCTTTTATAAACTCATTAATATCAAATTTACTTGATTTAATTTTCAAGTTAGGCTTTGATGACCTATTAGTGCTTGGAGAAGTAATTCCATTGAAAATATGGGCTTTGCCCTTTTCGAAACCTTCACTAAACAATATCTTTTTAATCTTTTCTTTATTTCTCCACATCCATGCAACCTCAGCTACATTTTCATGAGAATCATATATATCATCGTTAAACTTTCCTGACGTTATATATTTATAAAGATTTTTCTTTTCATTTTTACTAACCTTACCACCAAAATAACTATCTACACTTTTTAAATGATTTTGTAAATCTTTTTTATTTTGAGACAAATGATTTATTCTATCTTGTTCTCCTTGTTGAGCATTTTGTTGTAATTTCTGTTTCTCATTTTTTAGAGCAGTTTTTAACTGTCTTCTAATTCTAGATGATTCTCTTTTTAAAACACCTGAATCTTCCATCTTATCTAAAGACTCATCAATATCATATTCATCCATTCCATCAGCTTTCATTTCCTCAGCTAATAATTCTCTATTAGACAAAGCTATTAATCCATTTAACATAGATGTAGCGTCTGAAGAAGGTTGAGGAGCAGCAGATTCTTTAGCTTGATTTTCTATTATACTATTAACTACCTCAATAAAGTCTTCTTTAGATTCAGCTTCCATACCTAATTCTTTAGAAACCTTTTTCCAATTGATGTCTTTTGAAGTAATTTGCTGATCTTGTTCAACTTCTTCTTTCGTTTCTTCTTGAACTTCTTCAATATCCCAATCTTCTTCTTTTTCTTCTACTTCTTCTTCCTCCTCTTGTTCCTTTTCTTCAATTTGTATACTGTCCCATGTTCCATCTTCTAGATCTTCCTGTTCTTCATTAACATCTTCTTTTTGTTCGGTACTCTCGACTTCTTCTCCAGTAAAAGCACTAGCGTCAAACGTTTTCTCTTCTACCTGCTCTAATAACTGCGATTTTTCTTCTGTTTCACTCATAATATTATTTTTTTTATTTAATTAGCAAAGATACAAAATTTATTTTATTTATTCAAAGACGATAAAGCTTCATCTATTGATGGTTGTTTTTCTATTTGAGTATCGGTTAATTCTACAGCTTTTGGACCAGTACCCTCTTCTTCTTTTGATTCAGATTGTTTTGATTCCGACATTAATCTACCTCTTTCTTTCATATCGGAAATATCCCTTTGATCATCAGAATTTATTTCAGCAACCTTAATTTTAGTTTCATTGTTCATTTCAGCTATATGTACTTGTGTATCTAATTCCATTTGTTTTATTTCAGCCTCAGCTTGTTTTGCAGCCATAGCAGCTTCAGCTTGTTGTTGAGCTTCTTGTTGTTGTTGTTGAGCTTGCTCTTGTTGCATTTTCTTCATCTCATCCATTCCTCTTTCAAGAACATGTTCAGCTTCTGTCATAGTATCAGCTTTTAATACCTTAATGACATTTAAGAAATCAATTTGACCAGACTGTAAAGCTGATTGAGCTAATTGAGATATAACACCTTTTAAAGCTTCGTCTTTTCCGCTATCTCCAATATATACTCCATAATCATTTAAAGCAACATTAGGCATTACATTTAAAAATTTATATGCTCCGTCTCCTAAAATAGTAGCAGCTTTTTTACCTCCAGCCCAAGCTAATTTCATTAGATCACATAGATTTTGAAAAATTCTTTTCTTTACCTCGTTATGAGTGAAATACCAATCCTCAGTTATAACAGAAGATTGTACAACAGCTCTTTGTACGTTACCTACATATTCATATTGACCTACAGCTCCTTCTCTTTGTTTCGTAACTCCAGAAATATTTCCAGCTGTATCCTCTAACATTAATTTTAAATTAATCAATTGTAGTACAGAATTAGATAAAGTAAAGTCTACTTGTTGAAACTGATTAAAAGAAGCTGATTGATTACCCTC